AAAACGTAAATTCAAGGTTTATCCTTCTGCTTACGCTAACGCATGGCTTGTACGAGAGTATAAGAAGCGTGGTGGCACTTATCGCACCGAGGCAAAAAAACGTGGCAAGAAGTAGTGGCGGTTTAACCCGTTGGTTTAAGGAAAATTGGGTTGATGTTAAAACTGGCAAGCCTTGTGGTCGTCAAAAAGGCGAAAAACGAGGCTATCCAGCTTGTAGACCCAGTAAACGTGTATCAAGTAAGACACCTAAGACTACTGGAGAGATGTCAAGTGCTGAAAAAGCACGATTTAAACGTGAAAAAACAAGTAGTAAGAAGATAACATATCAACATAGACGTAAAAAAACTAAAAAAAGGAGTTAAAAATGGCTAAATCTCATGCAATGGCAAGATGTCAAGGTTATATAGCTTCTGTTCGTAAGGGCAAGAAGAAAAAAACAACAAAAAAATCAACCAAAAAGAAAAAATAACTGTGAAAAACGCAGTTTCAAGGTAATATAGTCATATATATACTTTTTTTCTTTGGATCATGGCATTTTTTCGTGGAGAGGAGGGTTCTGTTAAATTTTCTAAAGATGGATCAGAAGCTCTTGCAACAGTTATTTCAACAACAGGCTGGTCACTTGATATATCAAAAGACACATTAGATGTCACTGCTCATGGCGATAATTCTAGGAAATTTATCGGAGGTTTAGTTTCTGGATCTGGTAGTATTGATTTTTTATATACTGCTGCTACTGCCACTGATGCAACAGGTGAAATACTTAGGGATGTATTACAAGCAGATGATCCAGCAGATGCACAATTTGAGCTATTTCTTAATGGTTCTAACAAAGTTACTTTTAATGGCATTATTACAGGATCAAGTTTAACTGCAACAACAGGTGATCTTGAAACTGTAAGTGTAAGTTTTCAAACTAATGGTGATATTAATGGTAATGACTTGTAATGCCAAAAAGTTCTTATTCAGGTAAACAGCGTAAATTAGCTAGAGTTGCACCACCAAGGGATAAGATTACTGCTGCTGATTTTAAAAAACTTAAAGCCAAAAGAAAAAAGAAAAAAAAGTGAAACTTACCACTCGCCAAAAAAATTTATTAGAAAAACATTCTGAGCATCATAGCGATAGGCATATGGCGTTTATGAAAAGGCGAATGAGAGCAGGTGATACTTTTACTCAAGCCCATAAAAAGGCACAAGCAAAGGTGGGTAAATAATGGCTAAACGTAAACAAGTAAATTTAAGTGTAGGAAGAGGAGAAAAATCTAAAACAGGTGGACTTACTGCTAAAGGTCGTGCGAAGTATAACCGTGCAACAGGTAGTAATCTAAAAGCACCAGTAACAGGAAAAGTAAAACCTGGTAGTAAAGCAGCTAAAAGACGAGCATCTTTCTGTGCAAGGATGTCTGGTATGCCTGGGCCAATGAAAGATAGTAAAGGCAGACCTACAAGAAAAGCGTTAGCTTTAAAGAAATGGAGGTGTCGTAAATGACTTATGCTGTACCTGGTCCAATAAGAACCAATATTGTTTCGTCTACCTCTGTAGGTGGTATTGATAGTCCTTTTACTAGAACAAGGGCTGTTTTAGATATGATGAAAGGATGGGAAATAATGAAGGCAGTTACTGAGGGAACTGAATATTTAAGAGAAAACAGTGAAGCTTTTTTACCATTAGAGCCAAGAGAAGATTATGATGCTTATCTTGCTAGAGTAAATAGATCAGTATTTAGTCCTTTTACACAAAGATTAATAAGAGCAGCTACAGGTCTTGTACTAAGAAAACCTATAACACTTACTGGAGATCCATATTGGACTGAGATGTTTAAAATGGATGTTGATGGATGTAAGTCAGATTTAGATGAATATGCAAGAAGAGTACTGATGTGTTCTCTTACTTATGGTCAAAGTCATATTCTTGTTGATTATCCTGCACCTTCTGGTGCATTAAGTCTTGCAGAAGAAAGACAACAAAATCGTAG